GAACCTAGAGCCACTCTGGAGGCATTCTTCTAATGAGCGATAATATTCACAATGCGTTCGACTTTGGATTTTCAATTGTCGATGAGCAGGAGCTGGAAGCAGTACAAGCAGCTCATGAACAAGTACAAACCACTTCTGCAACAGCAGAAGATATACAGGCACGTCTTACTAAACTGTATGACGCAGTCCAACCACTTCTTAATAATCTCCGTCAAAGTGCTGATAAAGAATACATCTGGTGGCCAAATCGATTAGAAAAGATTGAGCAGTTCCAGGATATGTTAGATGGGATCTATAAAGGCCAGTAATGGGTCTCCTAACTCTTGTTATGGCGCTTGCTATCTCTGGTGTAGCAGCGTGGTATAGTATTGCTGGTCTAGTTGCTATCTTTTCTGGAGCAGCGACTGCAATTATTATTATGGGTGGTGTGTTGGAGGCAGGTAAGCTGGTCACCGCTTCGTGGTTATACCGCAATTGGAAGCAAACACCTTTTTTGTTAAAGTCCTATCTTACATCAGCAGTGGTTGTGTTGATGTTTATCACCTCAATGGGTATCTTTGGTTTTTTGTCAAAGGCACATTTGGAACATTCAATATCAGTAGGTGGAACTAATGAACTACAAATCACTAACTTGGAGAGACAGATTGCGAGACAGCAATCAATCATTGCTGATGCAGAAACGGTACTCACGCAACTGGATTCGCAAGTCGCCACCCTCATCGAATACGACAGGATTCGTGGTCCTACAGGTTCGATTGCAGTTCGCGAAAGTCAATCGGATGAGAGGCGTCTTCTCAACGAGACGATTGATGCTGCGTACATTCGCATTGATGGACTCCAAAAAGATCTCACTCCGATCCAGCAGGAAAAATTGGCTCTCGAGGTCGAAGTTGGGCCGCTTAAATACATTGCGGAGTTAATATATGGAGATCAAGCTCGTGACTTTTTTGATGAAGCCGTACGTTGGGTTATTTTGCTTATTGTCTTTGTATTCGATCCACTCGCTGTTCTTCTGCTCATCGCAGCTAATATGACATTAGCTCAACCTAAGCCTCCTAAACCATTGAGAGAGACTGAGGCTGTTGTTGTTGGTGAAATTAACGATGACTGGTTGACAGAAACTGTTCAGGTTGAAGACGAACAACTTGATGATTATGAGGTTACTGAGTGGCAAGTAATTAATACTGTTAATTCTAAAGATCAGCTAAAAAGTATGTTGAAGGATGTTGATCAAAAGCTGGTAGACCTGTATACTCACCGTAACACTTTAGAAAACAAAAAAGAAAAGCGTTCACTGCAACGTCTAAAGAAAAAGATTATTGATAAACTAAATGATGAGGAATCCAATGAGTGACTTCTTTCGTGATATTGTAAAACAACTTAATGATGAAAACACAACCATTGCCGAAGACGGATTAGCAAGTGCTGAGTATAGTGGTAACATTGATACCGGGAGCTATATCCTAAACGCTGCTCTTAGCGGTAGTATCTTTGGTGGTGTCCCTAATAACAAGATTACAGCATTCGCTGGTGAGTCTGCAACTGGTAAGACATTCTTTGTGATGGGTGTAGTCAAGAAGTTTCTTGATGACCATAATGATGGTGCGGTGTTTTACTTTGACACCGAGGCAGCTGTTACTAAAGAGATGATGAAGCAGAGAGGTATTGATACCAATCGAGTAATCATTAGTGAGCCAGATACCATTCAACGGTTCCGTCATACAGCACTTCAGATCTTAGACAACTACAACAACACGTCTGGTGACAAGCCACCTATGATGATGGTGCTTGATTCACTTGGCCAGCTGTCTACTACTAAAGAAGTTGAGGACACTGCTGCTGGTAGCGAGACTCGTGACATGACTAAGGCTGCTACTCTCAAGGCTACGTTTCGAGTACTTAACTTAAAGCTAGCCAAAGCTAACGTACCAATGCTGGTTACCAATCACGTATACGAAGTTGTAGGATCTTACATACCGACTAAAGAGATGGCTGGTGGAAGTGGTCTCAAGTACACCGCATCTCAAATCTGCTTCCTGTCTAAAAAGAAGGAAAAGGATGGTAAAGATGTAATTGGTAATATTATCAAAGTACGTATGGCTAAGTCTCGTCTCACCAAAGAGAATAAGCAGATTGAAGTGCTGCTTACATATGACAAAGGCCTTGATAGGTACTACGGTCTGTTGGAGTTAGCAGAAAAGTATGAGATTGTTAAGAAGGTAGCGAATAGGTTTGAAATGCCCGATGGCGCAAAGGTGTATGCAAAGGCAATTTTAAAAGAGCCTACTAAGTACTTTACTGACGAGCTACTAGCACGTATTGACGAAGCTGCACGGATGGAGTTTACTTACGGCTCTACCGATGACTATGAGATTGAAGAAGACGAACTAGCAGTATGATACCTAAGTATGCTGTCCTTGAAGCAAAGGATGATAAAAGCGTATGCCCTATAATGATCGTTGAAGGTGAATACGAAAACGTAGTATACACCTACGATGTAGTAAAGATATCTGAAGACGGTGTTCTTTCCTACACATACAACATCCTCAAGGGTGAAGCAAGCGGTGAACATTTTAAGAATACACTAGGTGACATTCTAGTGCAGATGATTGAGGATAAGGTTTTTGATGACGATAGAGACGAACATTCTTAGTCAGCTAATTCACAGTGAGCAGTACGCTCGTAAAGTACTTCCATTCCTTAAAGAGGAATACTTCCAAACCATTACCGATCGGTTACTAGTAACCAAGATCAAAGAGTATATGGAGAAGTACAATGTACCTCCATCTAAGGATGCCTTGTACATTGAGTTAGAGAATACTGACTCGTTAAGCGAAGCCGACTATAGCAACACCGTATCACAAGTCGAGCAGCTGAAGCAAGACGATGACGTGAACGAGCAATGGCTTATTGATAAGACGGAAGAGTTTTGTCAAGAAAAAGCAGTGTACAATGCCATCATGGAATCAATCCATATCATCGACGGCAAGAGTAAGAACAAAACTAAGCAAGCTATTCCACAAGTATTATCGGAAGCGCTTGCTGTGTCTTTCGATAACCACATTGGTCATGACTTCATAGAAGACTATCAGCAACGATTTGACTTCTACCATCACAAAGAAGAGCGAGTGCCTTTTGATCTTGACTATATGAACAGGATTACTAAAGGCGGTCTTCCTCGTAAGTCTTTAAACATCATCCTTGCCGGTACTGGTGTAGGTAAGTCTCTTGCGATGTGTCACTTTGCTGCTAGCAATATGATGGAAGGTAAGAACGTACTGTACATCACAATGGAAATGGCAGAAGAGAAGATTGCAGAACGCATCGATGCAAACTTACTGAACGTCAAGGTCGATGAGCTTGTAAACCTACCAAAGGATATGTACGATAAGAAAATAGATGATCTCAGACAGAGAACCCCTGGTCGACTTATCATAAAGGAGTATCCTACTGCATCAGCTCACTCAGGTCACTTTCGTCATCTCATAAATGAGCTAAAGATCAAACGTAACTTTACTCCTGACATCATCTACATCGACTACTTAAACATTTGTAGCAGTAGTAGAACAAAGGCGATAGGAGGCACTATAAACTCGTATACATTCATTAAAGCGATAGCAGAGGAGCTACGTGGGCTAGCCGTGGAAAAGAACGTACCGATCGTCTCAGCAACTCAGACAACACGTTCTGGCTTCAGTAACAGCGATGTTGGATTAGAAGATACTTCTGAATCGTTTGGACTACCTGCTACTGCTGATTTTATGTTTGCTATTATTAACAGCGACGAGATGGAACAGCTTGGTCAGCTAATGGTGAAGCAGTTGAAGAATAGATACAATGACCCAACTCTATTCAAGAGATTTGTTATTGGTGTTGATCGTGCTAAGATGAGACTGTATGATGTTGAGCAGACAGCGCAAACTGATATTGTTGATGATGGTCCTGTAATGGACAATACAGAAGTGGGCAAGGGTCTCAATCAAGCGTTTGGTAAACCCAAAAAAGATTTTAGTGATTTGTTTGTATGAAAGTATTATTGATTGGTGAGATGTGCAATGACGAGTACGTCTATTGCAACGTAAACAGAGTAAGTCCAGAAGCACCAGTTCCTGTTGCTGACGTAAACTGGATTAACAAAATGGATGGTATGGCTGGCAACGTTGCCAACAACCTACGTGCCTTTGGTATTGATGTTCTTCATTATCGTAACAGAGCTGACCAAGGTATAAAAAAGGTAAGGTACGTTGACATTAAAACTGGTCATCATCTACTTAGAGTAGACACGACTCATCCAAACATCACCCCGTTTGATGTGAAAAAAGTAAGTCATGATCTAGATCAGTTTGATGTAATTGTAGTTAGTGATTACAATAAAGGATATGTTACTTACGAATCGGTTCAGCAACTGCGAACATTATTTAAAGGCCCAATCCTTATAGATAGTAAGAAGGATGATCTTGGCCAATTTGAAGGGTGTATTGTTAAGATTAATGAAGATGAGTACAATAAAGCTAAATCGTTACCTCGCTCCGTAATCGTAACACTTGGTAGCAAAGGTGCAAGGTACAATGATCAAGTGTTCTCATCTCCACCAGTTGAAATGTTTGACGTGTGCGGTGCAGGTGATACTTTCCTTGCTGGTCTTACATTTAAAATACTTCAAGGTGAGTCAATAGGTCCTTGTATTGAATTTGCAAACAAGTGTGCGGGCGTTGCTGTACAACATAGAGGCACGTACACATTACGTAAAGAAGATATTGAATCGCTATGAAAATTCTTGTTACTGGTTACAAAGGTTTTATTGGTAGTCACGTCTACGACTATCTCGTCGAAGAAGGTCATGATGTAGCTGGTTATGATTGGGACGAGAGTCACGGTTGCATTCCATACGTGAGAGACATGCACTGGGTAATTCACCTTGGAGCTATCAGTAGCACCACAGAGAAGAATGTATCAAAAGTGTTTGCTCATAACTACGACTTCTCAATCAAACTGTATAACGAATGCTGTGCGTATGGTGTTAATATGCAGTATGCTTCTAGTGCAAGTGTATATGGTGATTTAAAGTCTTTCTCAGAAGACAGTGACTGCAGACCACTAAACGCATATGCCTGGTCTAAGTATATGTTCGACAGGTATGTCCACACTATTGATATATGTAATAAGATTACTTGTCAGGGATTTAGGTACTTTAACGTATACGGAACTAACGAAGAACACAAAGGCGATCAAGCATCTGTGTTTACTAAATTCAAGAATCAAGCCGTTAAAGATGGTAAAATTAAAGTATTCGAAAACAGTGAAAATTACAAGCGTGACTTTGTTTGTGTAGATGACATCGTACAAGTACATAAGCAAATGCTTTGGAAGAAAGACCGAGGTGTGTTTAATGTCGGCAGTGGAACAGCAACAAGTTTTCAAAAGGTAGCAGATCTGTGTAGCAAACAGCTAGGCGTACCTATCGATTATATTCCAATGCCTGACAATCTCAAGAATCAATATCAAGAATACACCAAAGCAGATATCAGTAAACTAAATAATATTGTAGATGTCAAATGGACAACACCTAAGCAGTGGATAGAGGCAAACCTACATGCAGTTGAGGATATCAGAAAATCATCTTATACCTAATCCAACTATCACTAAGCCAGTCGATTGTGAATTGCTACTGCAGGCTGATCACAGATACTTCGACAAAGACGGCTACGAACTAAACTACCAAGAAAGACTGTTCCATAAAAACAGTGGTGTCGTTATAGACGAAGGCCATTTGTTTCACACTGCCAATCACGTATCGTGGTTTTACGACAAAGAAGAAAGTCAGAACAAACTTGTACTTGATCACAGTACACAGAACATGAGATGGAATTACACTGGCGCTGCTCGTGAACAAATTAAAGAGCTTGCCGTACACAAGCCATCGTTAAACAAACTTCTTGGTGTAGTACAAAAATGGGGCATTGACTTTAGTCTTGACTATGTGTATACTGGGCACTGTTTGGAAGTGTTCCATATTGAAGCGGACTATTTGAATTACGATGAAGCCATGGTAGATAAAGAAAAAGCAGAGCAGCTAATCTTGAACACCGATTGGTGGGATGGTGCTCGGTGTTTGTTACGTGACACTAAGAAGTGGTCACATTTGAATAGTGATGATCAAGCAGACTACAAATCCAAGTACTTTGGGTGGAAACGAGCTTTTGATAATAGAAAGGTGTTTAACTTTGCGGCTTGAAGGTTTAGTTGAAAAAGGTTGGGGGCACGAGTACATATTTGCTACAAACGACAAGTATTGTGGCAAGCTACTCAAATTCAATACTGGGTCAAAGTTCTCAATGCACTTCCATGACGAGAAGGACGAGACTTGGTTTGTAATGGAAGGTAAGTTTTTAGTTAGGTACATTAACACTCTAAACGCAGATCTCAACGAGATCATCTTGAATCCTGGCGATACATGGCGCAATGAGCCACTTGAACCTCATCAGATCATTTGTTTAGAAGAAGGTACCATTATTGAAGTGTCTACCCCAGATAGTGTCGAGGATAACTATCGGGTTTGGCCTGGCGATAGCCAGAGTGGAGATAGTGATGAAGAAGAGAAGTTATGACCAGTCCGTAGTTGATCAGCTCAAGGGAAGTGTCCATATTGAACATACATTAGCTAAACTGGGCGCCGAAAATCTACGTAAGTCGTTTGCTACAAATCCATACATAAACACTTTCGGCGCCTATAATGGGCAGCAGGCAGTGCAGCATGTTAAAGCCGGTCTCAAAGCCATCTACGTTAGTGGGTGGCAAGTCGCAGCAGCAGCAAACTCAACGGATGAAACTTATCCTGACCAGAGTCTGTATGCTGTCAACTCTGTTCCTAATGTTGTTCGCAATATCAATAATAGCTTTCGTCGACAAGATCAAATCTCTGTATCGGAGGGTGGTGATGGCTTTCCGTTCGTGCCTATCGTCGCTGATGCAGAGGCGGGCTTTGGAGGCGCACTCAACTCTTATGAGCTTGCAAGGAACCTTATCGAAGCCGGAGCAGCAGCGGTACATTTCGAAGATCAGCTCGCATCTGAAAAGAAGTGCGGACATCTGGGCGGAAAAGTACTTATACCTACTAGTCAGGCTATTCGCAATCTTAATGCTGCTCGCCTTGCTGCAGACGTGGCCGGGACCGACACCTTGGTCATTGCCAGGACAGACGCAGAGTCAGCAAGACTTCTAACAACTGATATTGATGAAATCGATTGTAAGTTTATTAAGAATGGCAAGCGCGTTTACGATAAACATGCTCGTACACCGGAAGGCTACTATGAGATTGAAGGTGGTCTTGAGATGGGTTGTGAAAGGGGACAAGCATATGCAGAGTATGCTGACCTTGTGTGGTGTGAAACTTCCAAGCCTTGTCTAGTTGAAGCAAAGCGATTTGCAGATGCTGTCAAAGGAGCAGTACCCGATGCAATGTTGGCGTACAACTGCTCACCTTCTTTCAACTGGCGTCAGTCTATTCCAAGCGATCAAGAGCTACAAGACTTCCAGTGGGAGCTTGGTAAGATGGGCTTTAAGTTTCAGTTTATTACACTAGCTGGTTTCCACGCCACTAACTATGCGGTGTTTGACTTTGCTCGTAAGTATAAGAAGGATGGGATGTTTGCATACTCTAGGTTACAAGAGATGGAGTTTGCAGCTCAGTCAGATGGATACACTAGTGCTAAACATCAGCGCGAAGTTGGTGTTGGGTACTTTGATATTATAACTAATGCACTGGGAGCCTCTACTGCCGGGTTGGCAGAATCAACAGAGACGGAGCAGTTTTGATGTTTAAATCATTTGGAGAAGGAAGGATGAGAGATATTTTTGACAAAGCAGTTGATGTATACAAGAGTGACAAATACTTTTGGACATTCTTATTTGTTATGTTCCCTCTTGTAATGTATGCGAACTACGCGTCATAGCAGGTTTCTAATGGACTGGGGCCTGTTAGGTATATTTTGTATAATGATGCTACCAATGGTAGCAGGTGGCCTTACATTTGTATTGTCTGGCATGTCTGTCGAAGAAGCTAGAAATCAAGACAACAAAAAGTAGTTGACAAATATCGTCACTGCCCTGATAATGGACGACATGAATGGGCACACCCGTTCATATTTTTGTTTAGCTTAATAGGAAATGATTATGTCTATTTTTGACAAAGTGTTTAACCTTTTGGTAGTTGAGGGCCGTGAGGCATCTGCAAAGCAAATGGCTAACTGGTTCGGTACCACCACTGGTACCATCGCTGCTCGAGTCTCTGAGTTGCGAACTCAGGAAGGCTTCGCTATCTACGCTAACAAGCGTGTTGATAGCAAAGGACGTACTTCTACGTTCTACCGCGCTGGTAACCCCACCCGCGCTGTTGTAGCTGCTGGCTACCGTGCTCTGGCTAACGCCGCATAAGTACGTCCCCCCAAGGCCGCAATCAGTGCGGCCTTAACCCTTATTCCTTTTCTGCCTTTTTGTAACTTTTTTATATGCAAAATGGTTCTAAGAAAGTTGGTCTCTAACCCCTTGATTCTACTGGGAAATAAAACTCCTTTTAGATCAAGGGGTTACTGCTTGACAAATACATCCGTAGACCTGATAATGTCCCCATTGAATGAGAGATCGCCTGGAGGGCACTATGGAAAGATTATTTGACTTTAAGAACACCATCGACGACTCACCTAAGACTGTTGCTCGTCACTTCATGAAGAAGTATCGCCCTGCTTTGCTTGCTAAGAAGAAGCATCGGATGACTGCTGTCAAGCTGACTGATGATCAGATGGCAAACATTGGTGATCAGATCATCAAGCAAGCTCGAGCAAAGGGCAGCAAGCGAACCATGGCTTTCGATATGTACCATGTTGGTGCATCTGCTGCTGACGTTTCTAAGACGTTGTGCATTACATATGCTAATGCTCACTACTACAAGCGTGCGTTTAAGAAGGAGTTTGGTTAATGGCTAGACGTCTCCTAGATCCGGAAGTCGCTAAGCGACTACCTGCCATGTATGACAACCATCAGCTCGAGTATGCTAAGAAGGTCGTCAGTGGCGAGATTAAGCCTACATACTTCAAGGCGAAGGACATTCCTGAGAAGAAGGCTACGCCTGAGGCATTCAAGAAACGTCACAAGGCGAAGCAGAAGTCGACTCGTGTAAGACGTAGACCTCCTGTATACAGTCATGATGAGATAGCGCCTGCTGTACATGGCCGTATCATGATGGGTTACTCTAGGCAGGAAGTCATACAAGTTCTTGTTGAGAACTTTAGGGTTTCAAAGCATAGTGCTGGTTACCACTACGACAAGTTTGTTGGAAAGCGATAGGAGAGGTTATGAGAGTTAGTACGATATATGCTCAGGCTGTTAGAAGAATCGAGGGCTTGGTCAATCAGTTTAATGATCTTGACGGTATCGATTTCGAAGACGACAGTGCTCTTTTGTCTGAAGCGATGAAGGTTATCGATGGTATCGAGGGCACTCTGTATGAGCTCACCGAGATATTGGATCACAGTGAGGGCTACCAGTGAAAGAAAGGCCTTGGATCGATGTTTGGCCCGACCGGCCGTGGAACGAAGAGCGCGATCGTTATAACGATGATCCATACTTGTTTGTCGATCGTCACGTAACGATTCGTAAAGACGGTACTCCTGTATTGGTCTTTGGAGTCGAGCAGATGGAAACCGAATTGAGAGCATTGTTGAATGCTGTGAGGAGAGGTGAACGATGATCGAACTCGACAACAAAATCCTATTGGCCATTCCTGGCTTCGAAGTAGAGCTTGTTAGAAAGTACAATGCGTATGTTCGCAAGCGTACTCGTCAGGTAGCAACTGGCCGTGTCTCTTATCGTAAGGATGGGTCTCAGAATAAGTGCTACCGAGCAGAATGGAACTTCAATGCTCGTAATGGCTACGGTATTGAGTTTAAGGATATCAAAGAGGCTCAGAAGTATTGTGAGCGTATCCAGAAGTCTAAGACGTATCGAGACCTCAATGGTACGTACACATATGTTGTTGCTAAGAAGGACATGGGTAGCCGTTCAAGGTTTACTGGCATGGCCTACAACAATGGAAAGATCACATTGTGTCCTCGTGGCGGTATGAATCAGTATACTTTGCTTCACGAGATGGCTCATCAGTGTGGTGCACGTCACCATGATGTTAAGTTCAGACAGATTCTGGTCAAGCTGGTGTCTCGGTTTATGGGACGCGATATGGCTAAAAAGCTCAAGCAAGAGTTTCGTAATGTTGGTTTGAAAATGAGCCAGACGTCTACTATTAAGAGTCCTCAAAAGTGGTTAGAGGATTACTATAGAATGCAACGTCTTCGTGAGATACATATAGTAGGAGGTGTATCATGAAAAAGATTTCATTTGTATTTGCTGTTATTGTTTGTGCTGTGTTTCTGATCTGGTCTAGTGAGAGCAGAGCTATTGGAGATACTGAGCAAGGGATCCTTTGGGGCATCCTTGGTACAGTGACACTTGGTAAGATTCTTGATCATGACGATGATAGTCAATACTATCCTAACAACCCTACAGGTGAATTCCCACCTTTCCGATGCTCTGGTGATTCAGTCACTTGTGCGTATGAGAGAGGAAAGTGGGAGCGCGAGCATGAGGAATGGTTGAAGGCAAAAGACAGAGCATACCAGTGTGGTCGATTCCCCGAGAAGTGCAATACACCTTGATTAAGTTAGACTTCTTGATAAATAGCCGGGACCCCTCGGCTATTTTTTTGGATTGTATATGGCCTTTAAAGAAGACATAATGAAAGAGTTAGGTATTAACGACGAAAAGCTAATACCTAAGGTTACTGGAACTTATAGAGTCAAGCCAGGCAGGTTGGATATTCATCCCATGGACATGCCGACCTTCCAAGCATTGTTTGCTGCTGGTACTAACAAGGGCGTTGGTAATGGAGAGGTGTCTCTATTTTGGTTGTTTAACTGGGGCAGTCGATCCAACAGAGCGAAAGAAACAAGAGGCGGTAACGATCCTGATCTATTGATAGATAACCAGAACGTCGAAGTAAAGGCTTATGGTAATCATGATAAGTTTAGTCTTGGTAGATTCCAGAACCAGAAAGTGTTCCGTGAAATGGTTGCAATTATCTTTTCGGTTGATAATATAATGCGTGAAAGTGGTTTTACCGATCTTGCTAACTTCAAGTACAAAGACCTTTCCCGTTCAGCTGAAACCTTCTGTGAGATCAGACATATGCTAATGTCTGAACCAGAGCTTGGCAAGTATAAAATCTTTTCGCAGTTAATGAAAAAGATTGAAAGGTTCGAACAACTAGCAGCTGCAAATGGTATGAAGAGTGCCTGTTACATTGGTAGAGGTAAACGTCCTGGCGGTGCATTGATTGCAATGGAAATGTCTAAATATATTTTAAAACAGCTTCTGGGTGACAAACCTGGTGATAAAGGTTTTATGCTTAACTTGGTTCCTGATTCTAGTAAAAAGAAGATGAATGAAACGAAAGGTATCATGCTTTACAAAGTTGACCTTGACAAAATGGAAACGTCACCTGAAATACTTGGATCAGAAAGTCCTCAAACCTTTACCTTTAACGGTGGTGCATTTAGCGCTAACTTCTCTAAGTTGTTTGGTAAGATAACTTCTTAATGAAAAAGTTTTCTACAATACTAACAGAGTCTAAGAACACTCACATGGAGCACATTGAGGAAATGATCTTCAATGAAGGGTCTGCGGGTGCACGACGAGCAATTAATTCTCTCAGAAATCTTCGAGATATGTTGGCAGGAAACAGTAGCCAAAAGGTCAATGCTACTGTAAAATGGGACGGTGCACCAGCTATCTTTGCTGGTATTGATCCTAGTGATGGTAAGTTCTTTGTAGCTAAGAAGGGGATATTCAATGTCAACCCACAACTCTTTAAAACCCAAGCAGACATCAACAGGGGGCTATCGGGTGAGCTCCGAGACAAGTTTACTATCGCCCTTAGAGAGTTTCGCAAGCTGGGCATTAAGCAAGGTGTCTTTCAAGGCGATCTCCTGTTCACTAAAGGAGACGTGGATACGGTTACCATATCTGACGAGAAGATGTATACGTTCCATCCGAATACGATTGTATATGCTGTGCCTGCTACTTCTGGTCTCGGACAAAGAATTAGAAAAGCGTCTATCGGAATTGTCTGGCATACGAGTTACTCTGGAAGAAGTCTATCGACGATGAAGGCATCTTTTGGTAAGGACATTACAAGCAAGATGAGACAAGTACCATCAGTGTTCATGGATGATGCTACTTACCGAGATGTTACTGGCAACGCTAAGTTTACTAGTGGTGAGACAACCAAGTGTACTGCTCTCATTAGTATGGCTGGCAAGATGCTTAATACTGTCTCGGGTGATGTGCTTAGAATGATTGCAACTGACGAAGAACTAAAGCAAAAGATAAAGACATACAACAACACTTACGTCAGAGCAGGCGAACCTTTTCCCAATCCACAAAAGCATGTACGTGGTCTTTACAAATACATAGAAGAGTGGTACGATAAAGAGATCGAAACAAAGAAGCAGCAAAAGACAAAGGATCAGTGGATTGCTAGAAAGAAAGCTGTACTTGGTAAGGTGTTTGGTAACGTAGGTGACCTTACTAACATATTCTCGTTTATGAATATCGTTATTCAAGCAAAGCAGATGATTATAGATAAGATGAACAAAGCTGGTTCTTTGAGAACCTTTTTAAAAACTCGTGATGGTTTTAGAGTAACAAACCCAGAAGGCTTTGTTGCCATAGATAAAGTAGAAGGTGCTGTCAAGTTAGTTGACAGACTTCAATTTTCATATGCAAACTTCTCTCCAGATATCCTAAAAGGCTGGCAGAAATAAATAAGACATTAAGCGATAAGTCTAAGGAAAACTCGCAATGGACAAAACAGTATTTACATTTGGTAGGTTGAATCCACCTACTGTCGGCCACGAGAAGTTAGTTGATAAGGTTAAGCAAGTTGCTAAGCGACTTAATGCTGAACCTCACGTATTCCTTTCTCATAGTCAAAATTCCAAGAAAGATCCTCTTAACTATAACCAAAAGTTCAAGTATGCTAAGCAGGCTTTTGGTAACGTAGTATACAAATCCAATGCACGCACTGTAATCCAGATCATGCAAGAGCTGGAAAAGATGAACCATAAGGATGTTGTTATGGTTGTCGGATCTGATCGTGTGCAGGAGTTCCGTGCTTTACTTAATAAGTACAACGGCAAAGACTACAACTTTAATAGTATCAAAGTAGTATCAGCTGGTGAGAGAGATCCAGACGCTGAAGGTGTGTCTGGTATGTCTGCATCTAAGATGCGAGCTGCTGTATCAGCGGGAGACCAGGCTTCTTTTATGCAAGGAGTGCCATCCAAACTATCAAGACAATCAGCAGCTAGAATGTATTCAGACCTGAGGTCAGCAATGAACATTACAGAAGACTTTAACGATTTCGATTGGGAGCTTTGGGCAGAGACTGTCGATATTGACGACGAAGAGATTCTCGACGAATCAGTACTTTCCTTTGCACAACGAATTAAACGTGCTCGTACAATGAAGCGACTTGCTCCTCGTATGAAGAACCTTCGTCGTATTAAAAAGTTTAGGATGGCAGACAAGGACATCCTAATGAAGAGAGCCCGTAAGCAAGCAATCAAGATGTTTCGTAAGAAGGTTGCTGGAGAGAAAGGTGAGCACTATTCACAACTGTCACCTGCTGCTAAGATTTCTATCGACAAGTTGATTCAGAAAAAGATGCCAGCTGTTTCCAAACTTGCTCAGCGGTTGCTTCCAAAAGTACGTAAAGCTGAAGTCGAAAGATTACGTTCAGCACGTAAGCCTACCAATGAGCAGCTGGAAGAAGTTGCACAAGATCCAGATATCAAAGACCGTACAGGTACCCAACCTAAAAAGTACTTTAAGGATCTGTCTAAGTCTACCAAGGCAGCTCGTGATGCACACTTTAAGAAGTATGCTAAGAAGGATGATAGTGATCCATCTAACTACAAGCCGGCTCCAGGTGATAAGTCAGCTGAGACTAAACCATCTGTACATACTAAGAATTATAAGAAGATGTTTGGTGAGTCAAACGGTCAGACAGATGACGTAGCAGATATTGTACCAGATCGTATCCGTGTCTCTATGATCTCTAGCTCTAAGAAGCGGTTACTCAACGACAAGTTTGAGAAGATGACCGAGCAAGATATTGCAGCTAGGGTATCTGGTCCAAGTACAACTCAAGCAGCTAAGAGACACTCTGACGAAAGACAGAGACTCAAAGATAAGCAAGCACGTGAAAGAGAGACATTAAAAAATCGACAAGCTGGACAAAAAGACCGTGCTCAGATTAGGGACATTAGAAAAGAAAGTCTCGATGAGATGTTTGAAGCAATGCAACGCAGACAGCAAAAGGCTAGTTCTAGTATTGCTCCTGGTAACGATTATGCTTTAGAGGAAAAGGCTATTGATGCCTTAAAGAAGAAAGCAGAGAAGTCTGGCATTTCATATGGTACCCTGAAGAAAGTATATGACCGTGGCATGGCAGCTTGGAAGAGCGGTCACCGTCCTGGTACTACTCCTCAGCAATGGGCCTTTGCTAGAGTGAATAGTTTTGTAACAAAGAGCAAAGGTACATGGGGTGGTGCTGACAAGGACTTAGCATCTAAGGTCAAAAGTGAATCGGTTTCAGAGGCAAAAAAAATACCCCATAAGTTAGATCCCAATAAATCACTAAAGCATGCTATGACAGATATTGGCTTGGATAGAGATTCTGATGGTGACGTAGATATTTTAGATAAAATGAAGAAGCTCAATCCCGACGAGATTACCGGTACAGAGAAGAACTCAAAAGCAATTCAATCCTTTCGTAAAAAACGCGGGGAGATTGAAAAGAAACATACGCGTGTTGGCGTAGCATATGAAGAGAAGTCACTTGACGAGTCTTTTCAGATGATGGTACAGCAACCAGCTGGGTATGGTCAGATTGTGACTGCTAAAGAGGCCGGCATCGAAATCCAAGCAGGTTTTGCTTTACATCCATCCGTAACCGAAGAGGGTGGTGCTGGTGAATACGGTACTGATAAGTTAAAGAAGAAGTATAGGAAAGATACTCCTGGAGAGGAGCAAGAGGAAAAGAACGATGATGAAATTTAGCCAGTACGTTCAAGAAGCTACCTACCAGGGTAAAAAAGTTACCCTCAATAAGCCTATGCCAGGTGATGTTAAGAAGTCGAAAGTATTTGTAGATCCAGATGGTGATGGTAAAGCAAAGAAGGTAAACTTTGGTGATAAGAATATGAAGATCAAAAAGAATATTCCCTCTCGTCGTAAGTCTTTCCGAGCTCGTCACAACTGTGACAACCCTGGTCCAAAGGACAAAGCCAGATATTGGAGCTGCAAGGCGTGGTAGTTTATGAGCTACAAGTGTGAGAAGATCCTTGATAAGGATGACATAAACTTCCTTGTTAGTATATCAAAAGAATGTAATTGGAAGAACATTTATCAATTGTACAATGTGTTCAAGTGTCGTATATCTTATCCCCAAGGTAAAGAGCATCACATTAGTGAGAAAATGAAAACTCACTTGGAAATAGATTTTAATTGTGATGTGTTGACCTACTTTCTTGATTATGTGCCTGGATCGTTTACTAGACCTCACTTTGATATAAACACAGAATATTCTGTAATTACAGTTCTTGAACAAAACAACTTAGTTGGCGGATATAGTATTTTTTATGACAACTATCTTTGTCCTGAAAGAGGAAGAGATGGTTCATTGGTTTGTGAACGGGATGATGTTGAAAAACAAAAACCACCTTACAATAAACCAATTATTCCTGTTGTGGTGTCTCCGGAGGTAGGGGATAGTTTAGTATATAACAAAAAAGCTAGGCACGGAGTCTCTAAAGTAGAGTCTGGCAATAGGCTAGTATTCGTTTCTTGGTTTAGAAAAAAGTAGGTTTGTTATGAGAGGAATGCAGGCAATTGAAAGAGTCGTCGAGTATAGTGATGTGGATACCGTACTTGATATTGGCTCGTGGAATGGTGAACATGCAAGCTATCTAAAAATGCATGGTAAGAATGTAAGTACTGTAGACTTTAATGTTAAGGCCGACTATCACGGTGACTATCTTGAACTTAATCTTCCACAGTTTGATTGCATTTGGTGCTCGCATACTTTAGAACATCAAACTAATCCAGGTATGTTTCTAAAGAAGTGCTGGAACGACCTTAAAGATAATGGATTGTTTGCTGTTACTGTTCCAAGTATGGAGAAGTATGGTACCAAAGTAGTAGATGGCCACATGACGTATTGGAATGCAGGTGTGCTACTTTACCATCTTATCCTTACTGGGTTTGATTGTAGTGAAGCAAGAGTAGCAACCTACAACAATGAAGTGTCTGTACTTGTACGTAAGGTTAAAGCAGACCTTCCAAGAATATCAAGTGATCGAGGTGAGTTAGATAGATTATCAAAGTTCTTCCCTATTGATGTATCGCAAGGGTTTGATGGATCAATAAAGGAGATTAACTGGTGAAGGTAGGTGTTATTGTCAACGGCAGTGGTCCTTTATATACGGATGCTGCGTTAGCACTTGGTCAGCAGTTTGATGATTGTGTTATTGTGGGACAAGAGATTGTAAGTAATGAGTTAGACACTTGTGATTTGTATATTGTAATTGGTAACTATTTTGTTAATTACAATGTACATAGAGCGGGCCCAGCTAAGAGGTACGTTTATGCTTCTGGTAAACCGTTTATAGTTGTTACCGGTAGTTTGTTTAATGTAAAGAGGCCGGATCATGTACGACTCAATGTTAATGGCTTTTGCAATAACTTTGCCATGATGCCACCAAGTAGTCCAGATAGGTTAATAAAGCTACTGTCACGTTACAACATATCTAATATTGGTAAGCATGTAAGAGGCGACAAAATTGTTATTGCACCAAATGCATTAGCAAGTCCTATGATGTTTGGTAAGGACGTTGACCGGTGGATATACTCTGTACTTGACCAGTTAGATACCATTACCGACAGACCTATTCAACTAAGATACCATCGTAAGAATGTAATCAACCACAGTAACTGGTTTGAGCGGATTGATGATAGGTTTGGAGATCGTATAGATATAACAATGGACACTAAGAGTGATCTTGGTCCACTGGAAGATGCTTATTGTGTTATAACATACAACAGCACGTATAGTGTATTGTCTTTATTGACGGGATCAAGTAACATAGCAACACATCCAGGTAGTTTCATACATGGGTTGGTAAAAGATGAGATAAGTGGTGAGAGTCTTACTTACTATCCAGGATACAATGAGATCGAAGGTCATTATGGTAAGCTCGCTAACATGGAATGGTCTTTAGATGAAATTAAAGATGGTTCCGCGTGGAAGGTGCTTGAGCCAATGGTTGAAGAAAACATACAAATCAATAGAGAATGGTTATGAAGTGGTTGGATAGATTGATGGGCATACCTTTAGAGGAGAACCCGATTGATAAGGTGATAACCGAAAAGGGTCAGCACCCAGAGGTAAATAAGGTATACGAAGCAAGATGGGTTTGGTATCACACCATCCTTGCTATCGAGATTGGATTCACTAATGTATTACTTTTGTTAATCCTTGCTGTACTAGCTTTTAAGTGAGATTGTTATGTTAACTGTATATGTTGGTTGGGACTCAAAAGAGCCCGAAGCGTTTGATGTATGTAAACATAGTATCGAAGAGACTGCTTCAGAATCAGTGTCTGTGATACCGTTAAAGAAGCAGCAGTTTATAGAAAGACAACTGTACTGGCGAGAAGAAGATAGTAGAGACAGTACAGAGTTTACCATGACAAGATTCATGGTGCCGTGGCTTAATGGTTACTATGGTAAGGCTGTCTTTTGTGATTGTGACTTCTTATTCGAAACAGATATAATGGAGTTAGTTGCTCAATTTGACGAAACCAAAGCTGTACAGGTTGTTAAACACGACTACACTCCAAAAGAAAAGACTAAGTTCCACGGGCACGTACAACACGTTTATCCAAGAAAGAACTGGTCCAGTCTAGTATTATGGAACTGTGAGCATAAAGCAAACAGGTCCCTAAACTTAGATGTGATAAATAGTAAAGACCCAAGCTATTTGCATCAGTTTAAATGGCTTCAAGATGATGAGATTGGTGAGCTTAGCCACGAATGGAATTGGCTAGAAGGACACTATCAAGAACCTGAAGATGGTAGTCCAAAGGCAATACACTTCACCAGGGGTGGTCCTTGGTTTGAAGGATACGAGAACGTACAGTATGCTGACCGATGGTTGGCTGCACAGAAGAGGTTAAAAGAAAAAAATGACGACTCACCGCTCGCTCGAGAACTCAATCAGAGAAATAATGGCCAAGCAGAACCAGTCTTCGCTGCAAGAAGAATCGGTTGAAGAAATAGTTGAAGAGGTCGAGGCCGAAGAAGAGCAGCTCGATGAAAAGATGGGAGACGCCTTTAATCGTAGCATGAGAGCTACGGTTCGTGGTGGTAAGACAGCCGACTACATTACTAAGAAAGCTAAGGAGCGCTCAGACCTCAATAAAAAGAACGATCCCGGTATGGCTAAGAAGGGATACGCTCTTTCGGTTACTGACCGTGACAAGGCTATGAAGAAAGCTAAGAAGCGTGGTCTTAATCCTAAGTATCCAAGACAGAAGTATGGTAAGCCAAATCTGCCAGAAGAGATGGTTGATGAAACAGCTAACTCCAAAAGAACTGCTAGAACCGGTGGACCATCAGGTAGAGGCAATAAAGGTGCTGGACTTGGATCAGGCAAAAGTCAAAAGAAAGGCTACAATAAACATCTTGATATTCCGTTTAATGATAAGAAAGTAAACGAAAAGACTCTGACGCCTGCTGAGAAGAAGAAGCGTGAAGAGATTGCAAAGGCAATCGAGCGTGACAATCCCAAGATGTCAATGGATAAGAAGATGGCAATTGCAACCGCTACTGCTAAAAAGGTTGCTGAATCGTCTATTTCTGATCGTACCAAGCGGTTAATCGAAAGAGCGATCAATCGAAAAACATAAATACAGAAAAACCTTCGGAGAATTATTGTGGACCCTTTAACTCACAGACGACTAGGGATCTCTGATAGCCTTCTAGATGCTGTCAAAGGTATTACTGAAAAGAAGAAGCTAGATCCAGTCGGCAAAGCTGATGCTGATATTGACAATGACGGTGACGTTGATAAGTCAGATGAGTATCTGAAAAATCGTCGTAAGGCTATCAAGAAGTCCATGAAGAAGGACGACAAGAAGCCAAGTGGTAAGAAAGACGATATCGATGTCGAACCAGAAATGGATGACAAGATGAACGAGTCTGTCGAGCTCGACGAAGAAAGCATTAAGATTACTTACAGGAATCCAAAAGACGGCAAGACACACACAATGAACGTGTTTACTGCTCAAGATGCTCGCCAAGCTGAAATGGATCTTAAAAAGCAGGGTATGAACATCATTAAGAAAGAGATGGGTGAAGAGAAGTCTCCAGATGGTGTTGATAAAGGTGCTGTCGATAAGCACAACTGTGCTACTCACGTCTACCACGAGCAGTGGGGAGAAGGTCAAACAATTCGAACAATGCATGCAGAACCAGACGAGCACGGTTTCGTAGAATGGTATGATGTAATGTTTGATCACGGTATTGAGAAAGGAGTACCTGTTGCAGAAATGAAGGTCACTCTTGAAATGTCTCACGGAAATCACAAAAAGAAGAAATAGGAGAACTTAAATGTCTGCATGGGGAAATAAAGACGACGTAGCGTCTCCAGGAACTGTAACCGTAACTGGCGGTACAACAGTTACTGGTACTGGTACGTTCTTCGCTAACAACTTTTCTGTAGGCCAGATGGTAGCAGTTACAGATAGTGGCTCTAGTGTTATCGTTTCTATTGCTAACTCTTCTGTAATGACAGTATCACCAGCTATTACAAACGTAAGCGGCAAAGCATACACAGTATCTGAAAAGCCTGTATCTTTGGTTAGTGGTGACACAACTACTGATGCTGACTTGGTATTTGGTGTATCTGTAGCTGAGCAAGGTGTTGCAACTGCAAACACTCATCACGCTGGTTGGGTTAAGATTGGTGACCGCTATACTGATTCTAACAACAACGTTCGTCAGAAGACTGAAGTACTAGTTGCTATGTCTACCATCACTGGCGATGCGGATGATGACGTACAGCTTCCTGACGCATAAGGAGCTTTACCATGGCTGATCAAAAGGTCACCGAACTAGCTAATCTTACAACTGCGGCTTCCGAGGATGTATTCTACATTGTAGATGATCCTTCGGGGACCCCAGTTAGTAAAAAGATTACTGCCAAGAGCCTTTTTGGCGCTGTACCTGCGAACACAACCTTTACGCACTTTGCTACCTTTAACAATAAGGTAACAGCTGCTAACGGTGTCGTTACATTAGCATCTTCTACTACAGTTGGTAGCAACAATGCAACTACTGTACTTGGTGCTGGGATGCAAGGTAGTATATTCTGGGATAGCAATTACCTTTATGTTGCAGTATCCAATACTCAAATCAAGAGAGTGGCACTGTCTGTATTTTCATAACTAAAAGAATTTTATAATGCAATTGAATGATAATAACTTTTCGTTATTTGCTGCCAAATACTACAACAACCCAAACTGCACTGACATACTTGAGTTCCACGATGACCTTAATCGTATCAAGTATGTCAAGCGTTTGCTTAAAGGATACAGTGAAACGGGTGAGTTAAAAGAAAGATTGGTCCTAAATCATCTTATCACTCTCTTCAACGTATTCGAACCTCAAGCCTGTACAAAGATGCTGGTATACAAATTACCAGAGCATGTTTCGGTACTTAAATCGTTTTTATCACATCTAAACGTATGGCAAGACCGTATTACCGAACTTGGTCCAGATAACGAAGTGATAAATAGTAAAGATATTGAATCAGACCCCTATGCAGAATCAGTACTGGCTAACCTATGACTTCAGCTGTCGATCTTTACGTTCTCTATAAATTCATCAAGGCTATTTCAACACCTTTTGATGAGACGAAGGCGTTTGAGCTTGGAATCATAAACGAGAAGGGTAAGCTGCTAAAGAAGCCTAGAACGAAAGCAGAGAAAGACGCATACGATCATTTCGATCGATTCACCTTTAACATCAAACGAATTCTTCAACGTGTTGGTCTTGATAAGACCTACGCTACCTACGCTGGTGCCTTATTGTTAATGAAAGAAGGTGCTGAAGGTGTCAAGATGACAGACTTTGAGATTGAAGAGGCTCTTGTTGAAAACTACAAGTACTTGAGAGAGAACACAGACAAGTCTTACAATCTACTTCAAGACGAAATGGCTGCTAATGTAACTGGTGCTGGTGTTGTGGGTACTGGTGACAATCCAGTACACTGGGGTAAACCAAAAGGCCGTAAACCAGTACTTGGAAGAGGTATTAACGGTCTAGCCTATCTTCGAAGACGAAACAAGAAAAAGAAAGAAGTAGTAAAGTCTTCTTATCCTCGAGGTGTCGCTAAGCTAGAGGGTAATAAGTAATGGCTTACCTTAAGCATATTGAATACAACGAAGAACTTAACATTGCTAGAGGTATTGTTCGAGGCACGTCTGTAATACACAAGTTCGGAAGAAATCCTTCTATAGGTGGAGCTCCAGAAACTATTATACAACAAGGTGGAACTTACACCTACTTAACTTCTCCATCCACAGTATATGTTACTAGCAGTAGCGGTAATGATGCTGCAGCAGGGACTGGTGCAAGAACTATTACAATAGAGGGTTTAGATGTAAACTATAACGCAATTGAAGAAACGCTTACGGTTGGAGGTGCAGTCGGTACTGCGCAGTTTTTTAGAATTTTTCGTGCTTTTGTTGCCTCATCTGGATCTGTAGGAACGAATGTTGGAACTGTTAGTGTGACTACTGGAGCGGGTGGATCAGGAACTTTATTAACCACAATTGGTATTATAGGTTCCGGTACAACATTTGGTTTGGGTCAAACGCATATGGCCATGTACACTATACCAGCAGGTTATACAGGCTATCTTACTAATTGGAACGTCGGCGTTGGTACTTACAACGATACCGTGACAGCAACATTGTATACAAGAGAAATAGGTAATGCATTAGTCTTTAGGACTAGAGATGTTATGGATGTTCCTGGAGGATTACATCAAAGGATTTATAGTGTACCTTTTGCTCTGCCAGAGAAAACCGATATAGAAATCAGAGCCCTTGCATCTACCGGTACGAAGATAAGTTCAACATTTGATATTATTCTTGTAGAAAATGATTTCGTTGAGAGCAGGAGTAGTTACTGATGCGTAGAGGAAGACAGCATACTATTACTGAGTACATTGAT